GACTCTCCGTTTTGGCAACCGCGGTTTGCGGCATCCATTTAATGTCGACAATTCCGCCGCTTGGCATTGTTAGCGCGGAACCCATCAGACAAGCGTTTTGCAGTAAAGGTGACGCACTTGCGGCCGGTCGCCCGGGTCGTCGACAATGGCAACAATGTCAAAGGTCGTGCCGCCTTGAGTGACACGTTGTTGTGCCGGCGTGTAGCCGGCGGTGGTGGAGGAATGGCGAATAGTAAACTTCGCGTCGGCTTCGTTGAATTCCCGCTCCCCCTCGACGCCTGATTTGCCTTTAATGTTTTCCCGTTGTGCCCAAAGGGAAACGGACCCGCCCCAACTGTCGGCAAAACCCCCAAGGTCGTCGACCCCGGTTTGCAGCGTTTCGATGGTTATTTTCCGCGAGGCTTTTGAAAGTGCTCTCACAATTTATGGGGCACCACCAGGTGCGAAACGATATATGAGATGAAATCGGGAATGGGCACTTGCCGAGGGTCTTCCCCGCGGTGCTCAAACAGGTGCGTCATTAAACCCTTGACCGCGGCAATGATTGCTTCCGGGACATCCCCGGGGGCGGTGCCATATCCGGCCTTGTAGTTAATGCGCCACGGCGGCCCCTTCTCGCTTGATACGTCGGGGAGGTCGTCGGTTCGTGGCGTTATGACCGGCGGAAAATCAAACGGCGCAACGTCCCAATCCTGAAACGTCGACCAAACTGTTGCCGCGTCGACGCAGTAATCGACGTAATAGGTGCCGGCCGAAAGCCCTCCAATTCCGGTAAAAGCGGTTGAGCTCGAACCGACCGTCGGGCTAGTTAGCTCGACGTCCTCGAAGGCAAGTTTTGAATCGGTGACCCGGCAAGTTGTTAAGCCGGTCAATACCCGGTCGATTGTTGCGCTATCGCTCGGCGAGGTTGAAACGACAAGTTTTGCCCCTCGGCCGCGCAAAACGGTAGATGCAAGGTCGGGCCAATAAGAAACTTTTTCGACCCCAACAAGGGGCGGCCGGGGAAGCTCCACGCCAGCGGCCGGAAACTCGGCAAGAGTAATCTGCCAAGTCTGTTCGATGAACGCTTGCCGGCAATGCTCTTCGAGCTTTTCGGTTGCCGCCTTTACTAGCGCATCAATCAATGAGTCTTCGTCGGAATCGTCGACACGCAATTGTGCCTTGGCGTCGGCGGTCGAAACCAATTGCGTCGCCGGTCCTGTGATCCGATGAAGGCTCTTAAACATCTAGCCGGTCCTTGCGGTTTTCTTTTTCGCCTTTGGCTTTTCGGTCTCGCCGCAATCGACAAGCAAAACGGCAACCGCGTCGGTTGCCTCTACGGTTTCGCCCGCTTTATGTGACACGCCGGCAAGTTGAATGGGCTTCGAAAGTTTGATCTTCATTCGCCCTTACTTGTTGCCTTTTTCTTTGCGGCCTTTTTCTTTGCGGTCCCTTGGCCAACGAAGCCGCGGTGCACAAGTTTTGCCATGCAATCGGCGTCGCAATCGACCGGGTCGCCCGCGGCTATTCTTTCTTTGCCCAAAACAAAATCACGCAAAGCCACCATCCTGGAATTTTCCATGACTCAAAATTGGCGGCCTCCGGGGCGGGGCGTGTATTCGGCACCCCACCCCGAAGTAACCACCAAGAAGGTTTAGGCTTGGGTTCCGTAGGTGATAGCGTTGGCAAGGGTCATGCGACCATCCACGCGCTTCTCGAATCGGAATCCGACTTGGCCGTTTGCGGCGTAAAGTTCGTCGAGCCTCTTGACGCTTGCACCGAGCCGGTCGGCGATCACGTAGTAAGAAAGGTCGGCAAACACAATAGAACGCACGCCAGTTGCAACGGCGGTGTAGCTATCGGAAACCTCGAACGGGCGACCAAGCAGGCGGTCGGGTTGGTCGGCCTGAAGGCCGGGCTGCCAGACGTATTGGCCGTCGGTATCGGTGAGCTTGCGAATGAGGATTGCCATCGAGTCGGACGTAACCCAGGTCGCGTTGCTTCGGTAAGCTACGTCGATGTTGTGGTAAATATCGATAAGCTCGTTTGCCGTAATTGAGGCAGCAGCGGAAAGGGAAACCCCGCTCGTGCTCACTCCGCCGACGGAGGTAACGTCTTCAATGCCGAGAGGCTTCCCGCTACCGTCGCCGGTAATGAAGGCGGCTTCTTCCTGCTTTGCGAATTCAAGCACTGCCTGATTCTGCAAGAAGGTCGGAAGGTCAAAGACTTCGTCTTGCAAGAGCTCCTCCGAAACCTGAATTACTCCGCCCAGTTTGTAGGCTTTCAACTCCTCATTGGCGAGGGTCGGGTTTACCGAGCTATAGGCCCCGGCTTCGGCAATCCAATCAAAAGCGGCACGCACCGTCTGAATCGGAAAGTTGCGGTCGTTTGCCGTCTGAACCACGGTGGCATAGCGACGAATCACGTTCGCTTCGGCTCCCTTGGTCGTAATGTAGTCGGCCCACTCTTCCGGCACAAGGTACCCGCCGTTGGCGTCGGTTCCTTCGCTCATGGCGTTATGGACTTCGCGGCCACCACGCTTCCGAATGTAGTTACCGAAGGCCCGGGCGTAGCTTTCGCGCTGCGTTGGCCGGAGGTTCCTTGGCTCTTCGTCGGGGTTCGTCCCGGGGGCAACCGCGCTAATCGGTGCGGTCGTAACCGCCTTCATCTCGGCTTCCTTTTGGGCAAGGGCCTCTTCCCTTTTTACCTCATCCGACAACCTGGAAAATTCCTTCTCCATGTTCTGATAAGAGGTTTCTTGATCTGCGGTGAGTCCTTTGTCTCCCGCGCTTTCCAGCACGCTCCGCATTTCAGCTACAAGCGCACCGCGTCTTTCTTTAATCTCGTTCAGTTTCATTGAACTAGTCGTTTATCAATTGGCACTCGTAAAGGCTGAGGCGTCGTGCCTTCGCTTTCAGAGCAATGGTTTTGTCCTCCGGCACCTCGCCGGAATCCAAATCGTTTTGAGCCTTCACGGGCTCGGAAATCTTTTCGGCCGAAACCTCGAGGCTTTCTTTTTCCTCTTCGGGTTCTTCGCTTTCGACGCCGGCAATCGAGTCGGCAAACCCAAGCTCGACGGCCTCGGCCGCGGTCAACCAAGTCTCTTCGGAAATCATTGCCCGAATCTCGGCCTTGGTTGCCTTGGTCTCTCTTTGGTAAAGTGCGACCATGCCGGCTTCAATCTTGTCGAGAACGTCGGCGGTTTTTCTCATTTCGTCGGCGTTGCCAACTTCTAGGGTGTAGGGCTTGTGCACCATGAACTGCCCGCCCTCGCACATAGTCAATTCGTCGCACGCCAACGCGGGAAAGGTGGCGGCACTTGCGGCAACGCCGTCAATGTGCCCGATTACCTTTGCGTCGGATTCGGAGAGCAAAGAATAAATTGCCATTCCCTCGAAAACGCTCCCCCCTGGAGAATTGATCCGCACGTGGATTTCGTCGGCCTCAATCGATTGCAGGTCGTTGTAAATCTGGGACGCGCTCACTTCGTCGTCCATCCACGGGAATTCCGTTATCTGGCCGTAAATTCGAATCTCCGCTTTGCGCTCGCCGATCATTGCGACGTTGAGCCACCCGGGGCGCTCCGAGTAAGTTTGGTCGCTTCCAAACTTTCTCTTTGCGCGCTTCGTTGCCTCGGCGAACCAATAAGCGCTCCCTTGGCGGTCGGGCCCCATTGCTTTCGTTAATACTCCCGGTCTCATTTTAGTCTTCACTGTTCGTTTGGGTTCCCGCGGCGGCCATGTTCAGGGGTTCAAGCATTGCGTCCAACCCGTCGACCGGGTCGAGGTCTTCGAGCACCCGCGCTTCGTTTCGGCTCATCACGCCGGCAGTTATCAGTTTTGAATAATAGTCGGCCCGCTCTTGCATCTTTCCGCGCATGAGCCCGCGAAGGTCGATCTTGAAAAACCTTCCGGTAACGCGGTCGCGCTGGCCCAGGATCGAACGGTTCAACGCCGCCTCCCACGTTACCGCAAGGGGCAGAATGCAATCCGCGACCCAATCAATTTGTTGCTCCTCGATGTTTGAAAACGTGGCGTTGTCGAGAATCTGGACCTTGTGCGGCGGCACGTTGTATATGCGGCAAATTTCCAACGCTTGCCGCGCCCGGGATTCGTCCATTTGGCTTTCCCGGTTTGCTTGCCGAGCGGTAAGAATCTTCAACCCCTCCTCAAAGATTTTGTATTGGTGCGCTTTCTCAACCCCGCGGCTATCTTCCATCGACTGCTTGAGCCGTTCGTAAGCCCGGTCGCTTAATGCTTGCTCGGTCGAGAGGATCGTTCCCGGCTTGCTATCGTTGGCGAAGAATTTTGCCGCGTTGCAATCAAGAGCCATTGCCAAGCCGAACACGTCCCGCAATCCGTTGACCGGGTCGAACCCGTGGAGGCCGTCAAAGGTTAAACCCCGCAGGTGCAAGACGTCCTCTTGCGGTAACGGCGGCCGGCCGTCCAATTGGTGCTTAAAGGAAAAAACCAGGCGGCCGCTTTCGGTCCTGTCGGGCGTAATGTTCGACGGGTGGATTGGGTAGAGGGCCACCGGCCGGCCGGCTCCGTTTCTGATAATCTCAGCGTATGCGTTGTTATGCAACGACAGTTGCGCTTGCATGACGCGCCGGAAATCCACCGACGTCATTTCGTCGTTAGGCGAAACCGCCAGCAATTCGTGGAGCGGGTCACGCCGCAAGATCGTTTTTGAGCCGTCTTCGCCGCCTTGGTAAAGGCGGATCGGCAACGTCGAGAAGCACTTGGAAATCACATTGACGCACGCATAGACGACGGCAATTCCAAGAACCCGTCCCGGTGTCACCGTCATTCCACTGCTAGCCTTGCGCGTCAACGCCGAGACAAGCCACGAAGCCGGGTCGGCAAACGTGCTGTTCTCAATCGTTTCTTTGCGCTTTCGCCCAAATAACTTCGGCCAATTCACTCGGGGACATTTTGCGTCCCTTAGTCACTTTTGCCGACCGAAGGTGGAGGGAACTTTTTTCCCCTCCCGTTGGCTTTCGAAAGCAACCTGTCGTATCGCCCCGAGAGCACGCGGTGCTCTAGCATTTGCAACGCAAGCACCGCTTCGGTTCGAATAATTTTTCCAGGCTTGAACCTTAAAAACATGGCCCGCCGGTCGACTCCTAGCATTTCCGCCAACACGTTAACCGAGAACCCAAGCGACAAACAACGGTCCCGATAGTCGGGCCCTTCCATTGTCCTTCGAAGGCAATTCGTTTCGCCGCTCATAAAGTAAGGGGCCCCCGGGTTTCGTAAATGCTCGCATTGTCCTCGGCCACCAAGGCGCGACCGAGGGCCATGATTGTTGCAACAACCCCGTCGATTCGGTCGGCACTCTTGTTCTTCCCGGGGCGCAAGTTGTCGTTCGAGTCGCGCACCACTTGGGCGTTCTTTGCCATCCAACACAACGCCGGGTTGCCGAAGTGCTCCCACTGCCGGCGCATTGTCATTACCTCAAACTCTTTCGTCGGGGCCGCCATTGTTGCGAACCCTTGCCGCATTTGCACCATTGAGAACCCTTCGAGGTCAAGATGGGTAGCGGTGGCCGTCGCGTTCCAAGGGTCAAATCCGATTTCCCGGATATTAAAGGTTTCGCCGTCTGCAATTAAGTCGGCCTCGACCTTGTCGTAATCCACAACTTCGCCGTCGGTAAGGGTGACGTAACCGGCGTCAACCCATTTGGCCAACGGGATTCGGTCTCTCCGCTCTCGCAACTTTGCCGTCGCCTCGGGCACCCAAAGCCGCAAAAGTATTGTCCACGGTTCGCCCTCCTCGGTCGGGGGAAACAAATGGCTTGCCGCGGTAAAGTCGACCTTGGCCGACAGGTCGAGCCCGGTGTAACAGTCCCGGCCGCTCATGGATTCGAAGGCGTCGGAGTAACGCAACCGGGACCGGCCGCACTCTTCGAAGCGAGAGACGTCGAGCCATTTAACCTCCCCCGAGGTCCATATATTAAGCTGTTTTGTTTTTACGGTGTTTTCTTTCGAGGGCATTTGCTCGGCCCGCGCCACTTGGGCTTCCATAAACTCGACCCGCTTTGCCGTTCCAAGTGCCGGATTTGCCTTGCGCCACGTCGTTTTATTTTTCCAGGCGTCGGGGTTTTCAATGTCTTCCTCGTCGGGGCAAGCGATGTAGGAAAAAACTTCTGCGTCGTTGTAGCCGTCGAGCTCTAAGACGTTGAGGCAATGCTGTCGGACTTGGTAACAAATCCCGTTCTTGTCGTGGCCGGCGGTGGTGATTGCAAAAATTATCGGTTGCTCCCGGGCTCCCATCCCGTCTTCAAGTTGGTCCCACAATCCACGGTGCGGCCATGCGTGAAACTCATCCACAATCCCGGCGTGCGGGTTTAAGCCGTCGAGCTTGTCGCTGTCCGCCGGCAACGGCTCAAAGAAAGAATCGGTTGGTTCGTATTCAAGGGCGGAATACCTGGTGCGGAATTTGTCCCGCAATGCCGGCGACCGCTTCGCGATTTTCTCGGCCATGTCCCAAACGATCTTGGCTTGTTTTACCTTTGTTGCCGCGCTGTAAATCTCCGCTCCCTTTTCCCCGTCGAGGCTTAAAAGGTAGAGCGCAAGAACCGCGGCAAGGTATGTCTTCGCGTTCTTTCTTGCGACTTCCACGTATGCAATCCGAAACCTTCGTTGCTGCGTCTTCGAATTTTTCCACCCGACCACGCTTTGCAGAATGAAGCATTGCCACGGGTCGGGCTCGAAAGGCTTTCCGGCAAGCGGGCCTTTGTAGTGGTGGCACAACCGGGCAAACTCAACGACCCGGGTTGCCGCGGTGTAGTCAAAAAAATAATCCCCCTCCCCTTTCTCCGCGTCGAGCAAGTCGACAAGGTGCTTTCGGCACGCGGCCACCACCTTTCGGCCGGCAACGATCTTCCCGGAAACGATTTGTTCGGCGTATTTGGTCGCTTCTATCTTCAAGCTATTGCGGCCAATTTTTCAAATGCGTCCGCCTGGATTTTTCCCCCGCTCTCTCCTTTCGGCGTCAAGCCTAGCTCGCAAACTAACTTTGCGGCCCTCCCCCATGCCGAGTTCATAACCGCGGTCGCCGGGTTCTTCCGTTGCACTTCGTGGCCCCGGTCGGTCACCGTCTTAATGGTAATTCCGTTCCGCATGACGTCGTCCCGGGCTATTCGATATTCCTCCCAAGCCGCCGCGTAGAGGTCGACCGCCGCACCGTCTTTGTTGGAAAGAATTCCCTTGGCACGCATTTCGTCAACGGTCCGATTCCATTCCTCGACGCCAATGTGGCCAAGCCACGTAGGCACGCGCAACGCATGGCCGCCGTCCCCTTCGGAGGGTAACCCTCGGCTGCCGGCGTTTTGGTTTGGGTGGCGGGCTCGGCCCAATGCGTCCTTGTTCATTTCGCAATCATAAAGCGACAAAGGGGAAGAGCCAAAAAAAACAAGGGTGCCCTTTTGTGCGATCTGTCAGATTTTTTTTTGTGAC